ATCTTCTAAAGTTACTTGTTCTGCAAATGATGCTGTATATTGAACTATCGAAATAGATTCAGTTTGAGCAAAATTAACAACCGTTACAAAAAGGGCAATTACCGTTACACTCCATTTCATCTTTGTTTACTAATTTGATATAATCTTTCATCAATCTTCTGTAGTTGGTCTTTGACTTCTTTTACATCTCCACTTAATACATCTGTCTTTTCTTCAACTCTTTGAATTGTACTTCTAACAAGTTCATCTTTGTATTGAAACTCTACAGGATTTACGCTGTTTGTTTTAAGAGCATCTATGTCCTCTGTGTTTGCAGCTACACTACTTTGTAAAGTAAAGTAAATACCAAACAAACTAGACAAAGCTACTACAGCTCCTACAATCTCTTTTAGAGATAAACTAAATTTACTTTCTGGATTTAATTCTGCCATTACAATTTATTTTCTTGGTAAGACACTCCCATAAATCCGTGCATACCCTCGCTATCTAAATCAATAGCATAAGACTTCCAACCGTAAGGATGATCTACACTTACATTACCATCTTCATCAGTTTCTTCAATGTCTTTCCATAGAACATCAACGTGATACTTGTCAGACAATACAGGAGCTTTTGTTTCTTCTCCGTTCTCATCGTATTCGCCTTGTTCTAAGACAATGTTACCTAACTTAACGATAGTATGTTTGTGAGAGGGTACATCGTTACCATCTTCATCTTTTACACTTGGTAAAGCATTTATTTTGCTTTCTGCTTGATCTTGTGAATCAAACTCGTATTTACTCACTTTTATCATTTTTTTTCTTTTTGTTGTTAGACCATAATACTTCGCCTTTCCACTCTACCTCTACTATATACTGATCTTCCTCTGCATAGTGTTTGATCGTATGTGAGTGAGGTGTAGGTAAGGCATCTACTTTTTGTAGAGCTTCTTTTCTGTTATTAAATTTATATTTCAT